ACCTGGTACTTACAAACGCTCACGTTTCAATCAATTCAGTCAACCTGTCGGCCTTCGTCAAGTCGGTGACTTTGTCGTACAAGTCAGAGATGCAAGACGACACGGCGATGGGCGACGCGGCACGCAGCCGCATCGGCTCGCTCAAGGACTGGAGCCTGAGCGTCGAATTCTTCCAAGACTACGCAGGCAGCGCAGTCGACGCGACCCTGTTCTCGATCGTCGGGTCCGTCGTGCCGGTTGAGATTCGCGGTGTGAATACGACCGTGTCCGCGACGAACCCCAAATACACGGGGAATGCGATTCTCGAAACCTATCAGCCTGTCGGCGGCTCGGTTGGCGACAACCTGATGGCACCGATCACGATGTCGGGTGTGCTGAATCTGACCCGCGGTACTGCCTGATGGGCGTGCTTCGCCGGTCTGATGTTGCGGCGCCAGCGCTGCAACAGGAAGAGGTCGACGTACCCGCGCTGGGCGGGTCCGTCATCGTGCGCGCTATGCCTCTAAATCTGCTGTTTGAGGTAATCGACTCTGCGCGCTCTGACCCGTCAAACGCAGTTCCAAAGCTGCTCGCGCTCAGCGTGATCGACGCAGAGGGCGAGCCGTTCTGGACGACAGAGCAGTGGTCGACCTGGGGCGCGTCAGAGTTTGAGGCGACGCTCGCGCTCTACCAGGCCGCGCAGCGCGTGTGCGGCATCGGCAAGCTCGCGCAGGAAAACACCGAAAAAAACTGATCGAGCGGCCTGAGCGTCGCTTTCTGTTTCGCCTGGCGCGTGAGCTGCATCGCACCGTAGGCGAGCTGGAGGCGACGCTTAGTCCGCAAGAATTCAGCGAGTGGATCGCAATCTTCGCGATCGAGAACAAGGAAGCCGAGCGCGCTGACATGGCACGCAGGGCAGAGGCTGGAATGAACGAACGTTTGCACAGGGGTCGGTGATGGCTGTCGTCGGACAATTACTTGTCGAGCTATCTGCAAACGTTGCGCGCCTGCGTACCGACATGGAAGCGGCGACAAGGATCACGCAGGAAAACTCTGACCGCATGGCGGCTGCGGCCAATTCGGTTAAGACCGCGCTTGGTGCAATCGGTGCAGCGCTGACTGTTGGCGAGATTGTTGGGCAGTTCAAGACCGCGGTATCGCAGCTCTCAGCGTTTGATGACGCAGCAGAAAGAACAGGCGCAAGCGTCGAGTCGCTCTCGTCGATCTTCAATACCCTCGCACCAACTGGTGTGACGCTTGATCAGATCACCGCTGCGTCAGAGAAGCTTGTCAAGGCGATGATCGGCGCCGACAAGGAAACTGGCAAAGCGGCCGAGGCGTTCGATGCTCTTGGCATCAAGACGCGCGACGCTGCTGGCAATCTGCGACCTGTCGATCAGGTGCTTCAAGAGATCGCAGACTCACTGAACAAATACGAAGACGGCGCGAACAAAACGGCTATCGCGCAGGCACTGCTCGGCAAGTCTGGTGGCGAGTATCTGCCACTGCTCAAAGACTTGGCAGGGCTGACACGCGAGGCAGCGACCGTTACCACGGAGCAGGCAGGGCAAGCCGAAAAGCTGGAGAACGCATTCCGTAAGCTGTCGCATGAGAGCGATGTATTCAAACAGCAGCTCGCGATGGGTCTCATTCCAAAATTGGTCGAGCTGATCGAGCAATTTCGGGTCGGCCGCGAGATGGCTGGCGGGTTCTTTGCTGCGATCTACCGGTACGGTCTGTCGTTGGGTGGGCCTGCGGACAATATTGTCAAGATCACCAAAAACATCGGCGACTTGCAGGCAAAAATTGCCGCGGACCAAAAGCTCGCAGACGGTGATGGGGCGGCATTCGGACGTGGTGCTCGAAATGCTGCAAGGGAGCGAGTCACTTCTGCGCAAGGTCAGATCGAGCAACTTACAAACGACCTTCGTTATTACGCAACGCTGCAAAAACAAATCGACGCTGCAGGCGCAGGCCAAAAGGTAAACACTCCAGAGCCACGAAAGCCGCAAGCACCGAAAGTGTCCAGTGGCATCACGCCGCCAAAGCCGCCAAAGGTCGAGCGCGAAGATACGACAGACCGACAGAATTACACTCGGTTGATCGATCAGCTTTATGCTCAAATGGACCTAACGGAAGAGCAAAAGCTCGCGCTTAGAGTGACTCAGGAAGCGCTGCCAAAGCAATCGCAGTTCTACCAAGAGGGGGCGGCCGGTGCTGCAAGAATGAGCGACCTGCTCAAGCAGCAGAAGAAAGATCAGGACGCACTCACTGAAGCGCTCAAAAACTACGACATGGAAGATTCCAATGTCGCAGAAAGTCAGCGACTGGCGACCATCACCGCGATGAGAGAGCAGACGTCAATCGCGCTGCAAGGGTCTGCGCTTCTACAAAAAGCGCGCGACGAGCTGTACGGCACGACCGACAAGGACAAGGTCAAGGCGTACCTGAAGGAATTGCAGGACGCTGGCATGGCCGCTGGCTTTGAGATCGACAAGGTCAAAGAGCTGCTAGAGGGCACGAAAGACGCAGCCAAAGACTTGCTTGCCCCAATTGAATCGGCGTTTGAATCGATCGTTGTGAATGGCGGGTCTGCACGCCAAGTGCTGCAAGGCCTGCTGTCTGACATCACCAAGATACTTCTGCGCACGCAGATCACTAAGCCTCTGATGGGCGCGCTTGACAAAGCTGTGAGCGGGTCCGGTGGACTGGCTGGCTTGCTTGGCGGCCTATTTACTAAGCCGAGCGCTGAAGCTATTGCGCTGGCTTCTGGTATCGCACCGCTTGCATCTGGCGGGCCAATGGAAGCCGGGCACCCTTACCTTGTCGGCGAGCAAGGCCCCGAGCTTGTTGTGCCTAAATCGGCCGGCACGGTTATCCCGAATCACGCGCTCGGCGGCAGCTCGGTCTATTTGACCTACAACATCGCGCCAGGCGTGTCTGCGTCGCAAGTCATGCAGGCACTGAACGCAACGCGCGAGCAGACCAAGGCAGACATCATGGAAAGCATGCGGCGCGGCGGCGCATTCGCGAGGGCCTAATGGCGGCGATCACACTACCAACGACGCGCGGGTTCGTGCCGTCGCAGTTTGTCCTGACGCTGAAAAGCAGTTTTGCTGAGTCGCGGTCACCGTACTCCGGCTATCTGCAGACCGTCGAATTTGCAGGATCAAGTTTCTGGACGGCGCGCATCACCTGGCCTGCGCGCAGTACGTCGTCAGAAGCCTACGCCGCGGCAATCGAGGGCCTGGTGCATCGACTGCGCTCGCGTGTCGACACGCTGTCTCTGTGGGACATACGCCGGCCTGCGCCACTCGGCACCATGCGATCGTCGCCAGTCTTGAACGGTGGCGTGTCGCAGTACGCTGGAACGATTGGCATCAGAAGCGTAGCGGCAGGCGCCACACTGCTTGCAGGTGACAAGATCGGATTGTCGGGCCAGCTTCATACGGTCACGCAGGACGCGACCGCAAACGGCTCGGGCGTGTTCTCAAACGTCACGATCGACCCGCCAGTGCGTGCGGCGCGCAGTGATGGCGCAATCATCACCTGGGACAAGCCGACCGCTAACTTCGTGCTTGCGCAAAACGAGATCAGTTTCGAGCGCAGCCTCGCAACCTTTGAGTCGATCTCGATCGACCTGCAAGAGGTGCTCTGATGAGGGCATGGTCCGCAACGGCGCAGACCGCACTCGCGTCGTCGAACGTTCGCATCTTGACGTTTTGTCAGCTCGACTTCGACAGTGGCACGGTGAGGTTTTGCACTGCGTTCCAGTCAGTGATCTGGGATGGGTTCACATGGCTTGGCACTGGAAACCTGATCGAGCTTGAGCCGATCACTGAGAAGAACGACACGCAGTCAATTGGCCTGGCGATCACGATCTCAGGCGTGCCATCCGGCTACCTTTCGACCGCTCAGAATGAAAACTATCAGGGCCGAGCCTGCCGAGTGTGGGCTGCGCCGCTTGACTCTGGCTACGGGATCATCGAAGGTCGCCTGCTGTACCGCGGGCAAATGGACACGATGACCATTCAAGACGGCTCACCCGCAACGATCCGAATCTCAACTGAGAATGTACTTGCGCGATTGGGCCGCGCGCCTGGCGGCTATTACAACGATGCAGACCAGAAGGCCCGATACCCTGGCGACTTGTTGCTAGAAGGTGTCTCCACACTTGCGCGTGATTCCCAGATCAAGTGGGGCCAGACATGAGTAATGGCTTTCTTGGCTTTCTTGGCCTGATCGTCGCAGTCGCGTCAATTGTCGTCGCTCCTTATGCGGCGCCTATTCTTTTTGGTGTCACGACTGCGACCTCGACAATGATCGCAGCGACCGGCGCGATTCTGTCGTTTGCCGGCAACGCGGTCATCGGGGCAGTGGCGTCGCGCGACGCGCGGCGCAACGCTGACAGGGCGGCGCAGCAGCAACGCGCTGATCAGCTTGTGTCGGTGCGCAGTGCGACGACGCCGCGGCGCGTTGTCTATGGTGAGTCAATCATTGGCGGCACCTACGCGTTTGCAGACAGCACTGGCACGTCGAACAACGAGCTGCACATCGTGCTTGCGCTGTGCGAGGGTCCGATCGATTCGATGCTTGAGGTCTACATCGACGACCGGCCGGCGGGCCTTGCGAGCGTCGACGGCAACGGGTGGGTGACGTCGGGCAATTTCTTCAAGTCAGACAAGACCAACGCAGGCAACGTGCAGGCTAACGCCAATGCAAGTGGCGTCTGGTCGGCAACGATTCCTAACGGCGCGACAATTGTCAGTGTCACCGCTTACTACCCAGACGACCCGATACCGGTGCCGGTAACGTACTCAGTTGTCGGCACAACGATTTCCGGTACGGCATCAGGTCACCTAAATGGGCGCGTGGCTGTCGACTACACAACGTCGGCCGGAACACCTTTCCTTCGATTGATCCCTCACTTGGGATCAACGACGCAGGCTGTCGACTCGGTCTTGCAGGCGACATTCCCGGCGAAAATCACGACGCTGCACCAAGGCCAGGGGATTGCTTATCTCTACCTTGTCATGGTGCGCGACCCGTCGATTTATCCCAACGGCGTGGGCAACATCAAGGTGCGCCTGCGCGGTAAACAACTCTTTGACCCGCGAACTAATACGACGGCGTTTTCGTCGAATCCCGCGCTTGTGCTGCGCGACTACTTAATCACCTACGTCGGCGCGTCGTCGAGCGACTTTGAAGCAACTAACTTTAACGCCGCTGCTAATGCTTGTGATGTACTGGTGGCAAGCGCGGGCGTTCCCGCTGCGGCAGACTTCGGTGTGTCCGCGATAACGCGAGGCAGCGTAACCGAAAGACGGTTCTCTTGTGATGGGGTGATCGAGCTGACGCAAACGCCACAAGCGTCGATTGATGCAATCCTGTCGTCCATGAGTGGTTCGATGTCGTGGTCTGAGGGCATTTGGCGCATTGTTCCTGGGACGTGGACCGCGCCATCGATCACGCTGACCGCTGACGACGTCATCGATTACGTCAGCTCAACGCCGACGACGCCGCGATCGGACCTGTACAACGCAGTGCGCGGCACGTTCGTTAACCAGTCGGACGGGTACATCTCGGTCGATTACCCGCCAACGTCGTCGTCGACCTACGCGACGTCGGACGGCGCGACGCTTTGGACGAATCTCAATCTGCCGATGACCCGCTCGGTGTCGACTGCGCAGCGGCTTGCGCGTCTGCATCTTGAGCGTGGCCGCAGGCAGACGACCGCGAGGCTGCGGTGCAACTTGCGCCAGGCATTCGCACTGCAGGTGCTCGACCGAGTGAGCGTCACGCTGTCGCGCTTCGGCTGGTCGGCGCGGACGTTTATGGTTGTTGGTTGGGAGTGGACCGCGCCGGGTGTGGTCGAGCTGACGCTGCGTGCAGACGACGCAGCGGCTTATTCGTGGGACTACACGCTGTCGACATCGTTCCCGCCACCGGTCGCATCAAACCTGCCGAATCCGTGGGCGCGGTCTGCGGTCATCGGTCTGACAGCAACGAGCGGCGCGCTCTATGCCAGACGTCGAAGCGACGGCGTCGCGGTGCAAGGCGTGAAGGTCTCATGGAACGCGCAGACGAATCCGCTTGTGCTCACCGGCGGCTTCATCGAGGTGCAGTACAAGTCGGGCGCGGATACCGAGTTTTCTGCATACGCAATGCAAGCCGGCAACTCGACGAGCTGCGTGATCGAGCCGGTCGCGGTTGGTTCTGCGTATGTGTTCCGCGCACGCACCGTCAATCAGCAGGGCGTGCTCGGTGAGTTTGCGTATCTGGCGCACACGGTCAGCGGGTCGAATTCGATCATCGCGACGCGCAACTCGAACAATCTGATCCCGAATTCTCAGTTGCTTGCGGGTATTAGCGGGTGGGACTTCCAAGGGTTTACAGGTACAAACAGAAATGCCGGAGTCAACTTCACTGGCAGCGCGCAAAATATAAACCTTCCAGACTGGATGCTGGCTGGCTCTGGAACCGTTTGGATGCAAGAAACAGGGTATCGGCCCGGTAATGGGGTTGTCGACCTGTATTTTCGGGTTATTCCTGACAACCAGGCAAACGTACAGCCAGGTGAGCGCTTTGAATTGTCAGGGTACGTCCAGCCGATTGATTGCAACGCATATTTACAGGTCGCGTTTTACGACAGGCTAGACAACTACGCCACCGAAATTATTGTCGCGAGCAAATCAAATGACGGTTGGCCGGTCACCACTTTAGCCGGGTGGGGCGCGCGTATCGGCGGGTTCTTTACCGTTCCGTCAACTTTGAGCGGCAACGGTCTGCCAATTTCAAAGGCGATGCTGTTTCTTCGAAAAAACGGCAAGACAGGCGGGGGTAATGCTGAGTCTTACGTTTTTGGCACGATGTTCTACATGGGCCGCGCCGGCGCTACGCAGACCGAGCTGTCTCCGTGGGTCGATGGGCCGGTCTATGACGTGTCGACAGGGTTGATCGTCGAGAACGCGGCGACGCAGGTGTATCGGTCGGGGGTCGAGCAATATCAGTTTTCAGTCGGGACCGGGCAACCAGGGGGCGCGACAATCTACACGTTGCCTGATTTTGTTGCGCCGGTCGACGCCACTCTTTCAGCGACCGCAAACTTGACTTGCTTCGCTTATTTCGAATTTACAAATAACACTGTTTTCGGTGATCAGGACGTGGTTGTCAACTTTCTGTGCCGTAACGTCACAACGAATACATTGTTCGCCGGGAATGCGGATTTCACAATCGTGTGCGCTCCACCAAGCGCGGGGTCGTGGGTAAAGAATTCCGCGGTCCTAAAGATTGAAGGACCGCTGGTCGCTGGAAATACTTACCGAGTTTATTTGAGCGCAACGCGTTCAAATTGGGACGGGTCGAAGTATTTAAATTGCAGTTTTTACGGCATTACAGTCCGCGCCGAGGTCATCAAGCGATGAACAAGACCGCCTATTTTTACGATCTGCAGACCGGTCTGTTCAGTGGTCAAAGTCTAGGCGGGCCTGCTGAATGGGTCGACGCAAACGTGCCCGACGGCATGGGCGCATGGTCAGACAAGGTCGACACTAAGGCGCAGCGAGTCGACATCGAAACCGGCTTGCTTGTTGACTATCAACCAGACAAGCCGGACGACAGCGACAGCGCGACATGGGCATGGGATCAGACGACGCGCAGATGGGTCGAGGCTAAAACGCTGGCCTGGTACAAGCGCGTGAAGCTCGATCAAATATCTGCAGCCCGCGAGTCAAAGAACAACGAGCCGATAAGCTACGACGGCGCACTGTTCGACGCCGACGAGCTGGGGCAGCGCAACGTGCAAGCGTGGACGAACACAATCGCCGCCGGCACTAATCCGCCAGCAGGCTTTGTGTGGCGCGACTTCGACAACATCGACCACCCAGCAGACGCCGCGTTCATCGTCGGCTTGAACAACGCGATCGTTGAGCGTGGCACCGCGCTCTATCAGGTGAGCTGGCAGAAAAAGTCAGAGGTCGAAGCTCTGACGTCAATCGATGACGTGATCGAGTACGACGCGACTGCCGACTGGTAACCCGCAAGCACATCAACCAACAAGCCGCGCGAGCGGCTTTTTTTTCGTGAGGACGAAATGCAATCCAAGGCCGACATCGTGCAGGAAGCCGCCAAAGCAACGCCGCCGACGGTGGTCGCGGGCCTGACGGTTGCGGGCTACACGCTCAACGACATCGTTTTGCTTGTGACCTTGCTGTATGTCCTGCTGCAGATTTCGTTTCTGATCTTCAAGTGGTGGCAAGTCGTAACGAAGAAACAGCAAGGTGGCAACGATGCGTGAACGAATCATCGCGTCAGCACTTGCAATTAGTGGCGCCGCGCTGGTCTCACTTGCGCTGCATGAAGGCTACCGGTCAAAGGCTTACGACGACGGCGTCGGCGTGCAGACCATTGGATTCGGTGAGACCAAGGGTGTAAAGCGAGGCGATACAACAACCGTCGAGCGCGCGCTTGTGCGGCTGGGCGCAAGCGTATCAGAGCATGAGCAACGTCTGCGCGCCTGCATCGGCGACGTGCCGCTCTACCAGGCCGAGTGGGACAGCTACGTATCGTGGACTTACAACGTCGGGACCGGCGCAGCGTGCTCGTCGACCCTGGTCAAGCGCCTGCAGCAGACGCCGCCCGATTACGCGGGCGCGTGTGCCGAGCTGCTGCGATGGACGCGAGCAGGCGGGCGTGAGCTGCAGGGTCTCGTGACCCGCAGGCGCGCAGAGTTCAAGCAATGCACCGAGGCGTCGAAATGATCTTCGGTCAGATGCAGATGGCAGCGCTCGGCCTGCTGCTTGTGGTCATTACGCACGCGTTCGCCTACGTTTTAGGCTTACAGCAAGGCGCTGCCTCAGAACGCGTCAAAACGGCCGCAGAGCGCGCCGAGGCAATGGCGCAGGTACGCGAGGCAGAGGGCGCTGCGCGCGCTGCTGGCGAGCGCCTGGCGGCTACCCTGGCCCGCAGGCGCGCAGAGATCAAAGAGACGGCGCGCGTGAAGGCCGAGGTCGTGCGCTCGACGGCCAGCAGCACAACCGCGTGCCTTTCTGCGCCGGTCGTCGCTGCGCTTAATGACCAAGCGCCAGCAGACGGCGCAGCAAGCGAGCAGGCCGCGGCACAGTGGATGCTCGACGCGCAGGCGGCTCACAAAGCATGCCGCGAGCAAGTCATCGGCTTGACCGATTGGGTTTCGACTGTGACGAGGGCGACGAATGAATGATTCGATTGCTGGGGTCGGCTGGCTTGCGAGGTCGTGGCGACCGATCACGATGCTGACCTTTGTCGCTCTGATTGCGGCGCGCTGGCTTGGGTACGCGCAGCCCGATCTGTCTGAGTCTGAAGTGCTCGCGCTGTGGAGCGTTGTTCAGTACGCGATGACAGGCTACGTCGTCGGGCGCAGTGTCGAGAAAGTCGCGCCGCTCATCGTGTCGGCGGTGCAGAAATGATCCGCGCTGCGCTCGCGTCTTTGCTGCTCTGCGGGTGCGCCACGCCTGCGCCAGTGATCTGCAGCATCCCGTCGCCACCGATCGAGCTGCTCACGATTCCGGCACCTTTGCGCAGCGTGCCGGCCGACTTGAAGGTGAAGCAATGATTGACCAGATCGGCGAGATCGAAGCCGGCACGGTAGCAACGATCGCGACGATCAATGATCTGCTCGCGCGCTCGATTCGATCAGCGCAAATGGCTCGGGCGCTGCTCAAGACCAACGAGATCGCCGACGCTGCAGACAGCGCAGGCCGAGCGATGATGCTCGCGCGGCTTGCCGAGCTGCATCTGATCCGCGTGATCGAGCGCCGCTACTGCGTGCGCGCCGCAGAGTTTGAGATCGCGCGGCTCACCCCATGATCCGCGTCTGCAGGGTGGTCGGCAGCGAGCAAGTGCTGATCGATCTGCAGACCGCATGCCTGCCAGGTGACGACCCACTGAACCCGTCAAGGGTCTCGTGGTGGTGGCTTGCGCTTGACGAAGACGGCGCGGCCGTCGGGTTCGCGGGAATGAACCCGGTCGCATCGTGGCCTGGTGCGGTCTACCTTGCACGCGCTGGCGTGCTGCCAATCGCGCGCGGGCGCGGCTTGCAGCGTCGCATGATCAACGCGCGTGTCGCGTACGCCAGGCGCATCGGCGCGCGCGTGGCAATCAGCGACACGACCGCGCGCAACTTTGCATCGTCTCGAAACCTCATCGCCTGCGGCTTTCGGCCTTATTGGCCGACGGTTCCATGGGCGCTGCCCGACTCAATCTACTGGACGAGATCAATCTGATGGTGCAACGAAAAGTCACCGAGTCTGAGCTGCGCGATGCGTATGCAAGGCACAACGGGTCGACAAGTAAGATCGCAGCCGAGTTTGATGTACACCGGCGCACGGTTGCGAATCGGCTTCGTGCCTTAGGGTTTCCTGCTTTGCAGCGTGGCGAGTCGATCCTGACGAAGACCGAGCAACCGACCGAGTTTCGGATCGCTGACTTGCCTGACGACGACATCCCGGTCGATGACCTTGTCGAGCATCGCATCAAGCAGTTTGCGAAAAAGCGAGAGTCGCACGATGCGACTAAGTCAATAGCGGTGACCGTATCGCTGCCTGGCCCGATTGCGATCCTGCACTTTGGCGACCCGCACGTCGATGATGATGGCACTGACCTGGAGCTGCTGCGCAAACACAGTGACCTGACGAAGCTTCCAGGCGTGTGGGGCGCAAACGTTGGGGACACGACGAATAATTGGGTCGGCCGGCTGGCAAAGCTTTACGCGGAGCAGAGCACGTCGGCGAGCCAGGCGTGGAAGCTGGCTGAGTGGTTTATCAGTCGGACCCGCTGGCTCTACATGCTTGGTGGCAATCACGACGCGTGGAGCGGCGCAGGCGACCCGATTCGATTTATCGCTCGTCAGTCGAAGGCGCTGTATCAACCGAGTGCGGCTCGCCTGGAGCTGCGCTTTCCGAATCAGCGACGGGTGATCGTCAATGCAAGACACGACTTCGCAGGGCATTCGATGTACAACCCGGCGCACTCGCAGATGAGGTCGCTGCAGTTCGGCGCGCGCGATCACCTCGCGGTCAGCGGTCACCGGCACGTCAGCGGCTATGGTGTGATCAAGGACGCAGAGACAGGTCGCGTCTGCCATGCGCTGCAGGTCGCCAGCTACAAAGTGTTCGACCGCTACGCGATGGAGAAAGGATTTCGAGATCAGCGGCTCGGGCCTGCGGCGATGACTGTGATCGACCCGCGGCTACCCGAAACCCATCCCGACATGATCAAAATTTGGTGGGACCCGCAAGAGGGCGCCGACTACCTGGCGATGATCAGATCATCGCGACCTGTTGATTGATGTCGACGTCGCTGATTACCTGCCGTTTGTTCGTGCGATCGCCCGGCGGTTAAGGGCAAGACTGCCCGCGAACATTGAGGTCGACGATCTTGTGCAGGCGGGAATGATCGGGTTGATCGACGCGCGCTGTCGGTTTGACCCGTCGCAAGGCGTGCCCTTCGAGGGGTTCGCAATCAAGCGCGCACGCGGTGCAATGCTCGACGAGCTGCGTCGTGATGATTGGGTGCCGCGCTCAGTGCGCCGCGGTCAGCGTGCAGACGGCAACGCGGTCGGCGAGATGGTGAGCCTCAACGACGTCGAGCGCGCGGGCGCGTCTGCTGACCCGTCGTCTGTGCTCGCGCACAAGCGCGCCATGCAAGCGCTCGCGACAATGCTTGAGCGACTGCCGGCTCAAGAGCAGCAGGCGATCTGGCTGCGCTGCGAGCACGACATGACGCTTAAGCAGATCGCCGAGGTGCTGGGCGTCACCGAGCCGCGGGTGTGTCAATTGCAGACCCGAGCGATTGCTCGACTTCGGGATCGGCTTCGGTGGCACTCGCGCGACTGATCTCGCGCACGAAGTCTCTGATGCGCTGGTGGTCTTCTGGGTACGCCCAGACTTCCAGCGGGCGCAGGCCCTGCTCGCGCAGCCGCGCGCGGTGGGTGGCTACGCGGGCGGCTGATGGGCGGGTGTCTTTCTTCATGCGGCGACGGCTTCGACTGCGGGCAGCGTGGTATACGCGGCGCGGAATAGTTCGACTGCGCGCGTGTCTTGCTCTGCAGTCAGCGTGAGCCGACCTGCGCCGCCACCGCTCGCATAAAGCGCGGCGTGCCTGGCGTCGACTAGGAACCACCCAGTCGAGCGGCGCTCGATCGTGACCTGCGTGCCGTCGCGAGAGTATTTATACGCGTTGGGAACCTTCTCGCCGCTGGTCACTTTGAACACCGCGCCGATTGCGGCTTTCTGAGAGCCGACCAGATCGACGACCTGCTTCTCAGCCTGCGCTGCGATCTGCTCGATCTCGCCGTAGGTCGTGAAAGTGTGGGCGGTCGACTTGCCGTTGACAGCTGCAAGGGTTGCGACGATCGCGTCTTTGTTTTGCTCGGTGATGCGGGTGGGTTTGATCATTTTGCTCTCCTGGTTGCCCGGCTGGAGCCGGGCGGGTTGGGTTTAGGCGTTGAGTTCGCGCACCGATTCACGGTGCTGTTGCATCCAAGCCTTGCGAAAATCGTCCGCGCGGTTTTGGTTGCCGATCCGCACTGCCAGCATCGCGGTTGCAGCGTTCCGGTGTCCGTCGCAGAGCGCATGCGACATGTCTTCGTTGAATCGCTCTAGTGCGCCTGCTTCGCTTTCTGCGTTTTCACTGTTCGCCTCATAGCAGGCGTCGCAGAGATTCAGAAACTCGGCGTCACTGCCACGGTCATTACACAAAACAGCGCAGCAACGGCAGGTGTACATACCCTCGCGTCCTCTCGTAATAAAGCGTTCTGATTTCATGTTTTTCTCCGTTTGGCGCGCCGCGTCGTGCAGCGCATGGACAGATACTCCCATGGTTACTAGTAACCAGTCAACAGAAAAGTGATGGGCCGTTTCATTTTTGATACGGAAAGTGATACGAGGGGGTGAAGAGCCGCATGAATGCTCGGCTTTTGTCCCACTGAGCTACGGAGGCAAGGGCTTACAGTCTAGCGCGAAACCCGCATAAACACACACTTTCAATCTTTCCGTATCATTCCGTTTCACTTGACCCGCGATACTTTTGATATCGGGGCATATCAGGAGTGATACGAATGGCAAGCATTGTGCAAACCGCTGCGGGCACGTTTCGCGTGCTTGTCCGCAGGAAGGGTAACAAAACGCTATGCAAGACGTTCGCCAGCCGCAAAGACGCTGAACGCTGGGCACGGCAAACCGAGGCCGACATCGAGCGCGGCGCAGTCGTGAAGTCGACCGAGGGCGCAACGGTTGGCGATGCAATCACCGAGTACATCAAGCTGCGCGACGAAGGCGCCAGGCCGATCGCGCCGCAATCGAACGAGGTCTACATGCTGCGCTGGCTTGAGCGCGACCTCGGTGATGACGTCATCGCCAGCATCAAGCCGCAACGGCTGGCGCTCTACTGTCAGCGGCGCGGCAAGAGCGGCGCAGGCCCGTACACCATCGGCATGGAGATCAGCAAGCTCGGGACGGTCTTAAAGTATTCGGCCATGGCCCTGGGCGAAACCTTTCCGGACCTGGTCGGCCAGGCGCGACCGCTGCTGACGCACCTGGGGCTGATTGGCCCAGGCACAGAAAGAGATCGCAGGCCGACGCCTGATGAGCTTGCTGCCGTGCGTGAAGCTGCGCCGGTGCTGCTGCGCGACATCATCGACTTCGCAATTGCAACGTGCATGAGGCGTGGCGAGATTGTGCGCATGCGATGGCAGGACGTTGATGCTGATGCGAGGATGCTAACGATCCTCGATCGCAAAGACCCAAGAAAGAAAAGCGGCAACGACGAAAGGATTCCGCTCCTGGGTGACGCGCTGGCAATCATTCAGCGTCAGCCGCGGTCAGACGATCGCGTCTTCCCTGTCATACCGGAATGGATTAGCGACAACTTCCTGCTCGCCTGCAGGATTGCCAAGGTCGAAGACCTGGTCTTCCATGACCTGCGGCACGAAGGCATCTCGCGGCTGTTTGAGCTTGGCTGGCAGATTCCCCAGGTGGCGCTGGTGTCAGGGCACAAGAAATGGGAGATGCTCAAGAGGTATACCCAACTCAAGCCTGAGTCGCTTCTGCCTTCGCCTTAGCACGACAAGCATCCAGGTACTCTGCGACATCCCGGCAATCGGCCCAAACCTTGCCTTGATCCTTGTAGACAGGGAGCGGAACTTCGCACCTGTAGACCTTGTTCGCAAGCGTGCGCGGGCTGATGCCCAGTACCTCTGCCAGTTCATCGGTGCCCAAACGTGGGCCGTACTTTTCCATCAGGTATGCGGTGAGCATCAGGCTCATTTTGCAGGCTCCTTCTTCGGCATCGGCGACCAGGCCACAAAGTTGCTGTTGGTCACCCAGTCCCCGATGACAGTCACGCCACCTGATGTCAGCACCAGCAGCTTCACGCCTCGCGGTGGCGGCTCAATGACCGGATCGCGCCAGTAGACAGTCCCGGCCACGGCTGGCATCAACGTGTTTTCGCTCATTTGGCTTGATCCTGCCCGCTTTGCGCATGCCATCCGCGCCGCCTCGCAATCTCTGCGCACGCACATAGGTAATGCGCCGGCCCCCAACTCCAACAGCCCAACCCGTGCATGTGTTGCACCGTCTCTTTGTCCAATGCGTCGTATATCGCGTCAATTGATTCGTCGCAAAGTGTGCGAATGTAAGCATCTCTTCCGGGCCATCGACCGCCTTGTCTGATGGTTTGCATGTTTCGCAAGGCTCTAACGGCTGCGGCTCTCAGTAAGTTGCTCATAGGAGAGTTAGGCGAATTATCGTCCTCTGATAATTTCGAGTGATTCGTATCGTTCACGCTGCCAACCTCCCTGCGAGCATCTGATTCATCCGAATCTGTTTCAGCCGAGCACGGCTCTCGCGCTTCATCTGCAGTGGAGTCTTGGGCACGCGCTTCACATCCTTGGCATTGCCAAACGCAAATACGCGCTCGCACGGCCTGCCAAGCCTGTCGCGCCGGAACTCCACGATGTGCACAACCTTCTCTTTGTGTAGCGCCGCGATGTAGCGCAGGATCGTGATGTACGACAGCCCGGTCTTCTCTGCTAGTTCGCGTGACGACACTTCGTCGTCCATCAGCGTTTTCATCATCCGCGCCAGCGCGCTGGCGTTGACCTTTGCGTATCTCATTCTGTTAGCAGTCTCCATGCTGCTGCTGCGCAGGCTGGCACTTGTCCATTTCCAAGGGCTTTAAGTCTGTCCACCCGAGCGGCCACCCCATCAGCCACTCGACCCACGCCGGGTTCAGACGCATACCAGTCTGGTACTCCACCACCCAGTCGAGCATGTCGGAACGACTCTTCCCATCCTTGCGTGTCATGGAATTCCCCCCCCCCCTTGTGACAACGCGCAGTCGGCGTCGGCCATTTCTGCACAGCAGTCGCCAACCCGTCGCCACTGGTCGCTGATGCTCCCTTGCGGTTGTAGTTCCCGCAGACTGTTGGCGTGGGCCACAAGCCAGAATCTGTCGCGCTGGTGCGGCGCCCCAACGTCGGCAGCTCCCAGCACTGTCCATTTGCAGTCATACCCGAGCGCGGCCAAGTCACCGAGGACGACTCCAAGTCCTCTAGTAATGAGTGCTGGACTGTTTTCCACGAAGACGTAGCGCGGTCGAATCTCGCCAACGATCCGCGCCATGTGTCGCCACATTCCGCTGCGCTCTCCGGTGATGCCTGCGCCTTTCCCGGCGATGCTGATGTCCTGGCACGGAAAGCCGCCAGATACGACATCAACAATTCCCGCCCATGGTCTTCCGTCAAAGGTCTGAACGTCATCCCAAACCGGGAAATGCGGGAGAAGGCCGTCATTCTGTCGGGCGGCAAGTACGCAAGCTGCGTAGGGTTCCCACTCGACGGCGCAGACGGTTCTCCATCCGAGCAACTTTCCGGCAAGTATTCCGCCGCCAGCGCCTGCGAATAAAGCCAGCTCATTCACCAGGTTTCCGCACTTCGTACCCGTGGTTTCGCAGCAGGCGCTCAGCGGCCCGCAGCTTAGGCGTGAGCGTGTCGCGCGCTTTTTTCGGCCTGCCTGCATGCGGCACCCACTGCTTGCCGAATGCTTCTTGGAGCTGCGGCAGGTGCCGCGTGTCGAATGGACTTACCGTGCCCGCCATGTCTTGCCTTTCCTTTCCAATCACCGCCACACCTCGCCTGCCACACCGTGCCCCGCGTTACCGGGCCATGCCAGTCCTCGCCTGCCCCGCCCCGCCCGCCCCGCCGCGCCGCGCCTGTCCTGACCACGCCTTGCCTGCCAATCCTCGCCGGGCCTTGCGCTGCCGCGCCGATCCAAGCCACGCCCTGCCTGCCTCACCGCGCCGGGTGTCGCCTCGCCTCGCCCCGCCCTGCCCAGCCACGCCTGCCTTGTTTCGCCAGTCCTTGCCGTGCCTTGCCGAGCCGCGCCAAGGCACGCCTGCCTAGTCATGCCGCGCCATGCGTGACCCCGCCTTGCCATGACTCGCCGGGTCTGCCTAGAACGGGATGTCTTCGTCTTCTTGCGCGCGTCGCGGTGCGGGTTTTTGTGAGGGCTTGGGCGCAGCAGCAGGAGCGTCTTTGCGCTTAACCCGCAGCGAGTAAAAAGAACCCGTGCCGTCGTTGCGCTGTCGCTGCCAACCATCTAGCCAATACTCAACACCTTCTACGGTGATCTGGCCTTTCACGTCCGGATGCGTGTCCGCTTCTTTTCGCAGGTTTTTGGAAATAACTCCGGTGTTGTTGTTGTCAAACTGAGTGCTCATGCTTTCTCCGTTAGTTGTTCAAACATTGCTTCCACTTCCGCAAGGAATTTGCGGGCGTGTTCTTCGATCTCTTCGACCTCTTCGCGCTTAGGCGTCCACTCAGCGATGTGCAACTGCTTGCGAGGATCACGCACACGCGGGTCGAAAGAGACAAACACCGCATGCTCGCGGCCCGTGCATGCCAACTGGGCCAGGATTTGCGGCTTGTGCTGGTCTGGTACGCCGCCAGCCAGTAGCCACGAAACATGCGTCGTCGTCTGCGGGCACTTGAACTCGATTACGCCGCCAGGCAGGAACCCGTCGGGAGTTGCTGCAAACAAATCAATCTCTGGGTGGTCAATCGTCCCGCACGGGGTAATCAGCTGACCCGTTGCAAGTTCAAATGCCGACTTCGCGGCAGGCTCTTGCTCAATGCCCCACTGCATGAACGAATTGACAAAGTGCGGCACCGTGTCGCCGGTGATGCGCTCGGCAAGAATTTCGTACTTCAGTGCTCGACGCTTTGCGCCTTCAGCGCCTTTCGCCGTCATGTCCAGCGCCTGATGCATGCGGCTGGCCGTGAGCTTGCCGCAGCGAGCCGACAGGAACGCAGACTTCTCTGCGTCGTTCACAGCCGCCCGTCCAGTTCGTCCAACGCATCTTCTGCACGGCACAGCGCGCGGCCTAAGTCTTCGTCCGTTGCCGGCTTGCACTGGTGCGCCATCACATAGTCGGCATCTCTGCGCCGCACTACATCAACGAGGTTGCGCAACGCGCCGGTGGCATCGCTACGGAAAACATCGCCACGCCTGCGCATCGGTTTGTTGGGATAGGTTTGCGTGTTCATGCTGGCACCTTCTCTGCGGCTGATTTCAATGCGGCCTGGTGCTGCGTCCAGACGGCGGTCTTTGTCGGGCTGTTGGGGATGGACTTGAACCGCGCCTGAAGGGCTTCCAGGCCGTCTACAGCAGCTTCTCTAAGGCTGTCCAAGATGAGTGCAGCTTCCGCGTCGTTGACGCGCTGCGCGGGCCTTGGCGCAACGTCATGCGTGTGTGCGTCGGCGTCGTTGTCACCTTCTGTCGGGATGCAAAACGCCTGCATTGCTGCGTACTTGTAAGCCGCGCTCATGGCCTTGTTGGTGGCCTTGTCTGCGCTGTCCATCGCTTCGCCGTATGTTTTGACGGTGTGCTTGCTGCCGTCTTCTGCGGACACGAAATCGAATTCGACTTCGACGGTGACGTAAAACAGCGGCGATCCTTTTGCCGTCTGGCGCTCTATGCACTCGCGGCTCAGGGTGCGTGGCAGCACAACCAGCCCGTTGCGAGCCAGTACCGGCCCGAGCGCGTTATACACATCGTCAATCCCGCGAAACGAGTAGCCCTGCGCCTGATTCTTGCGGGCTTTTGCAATGCCGGCTTCTGCCATCGTTGCCGCCACTGCTGCAATTGCTTGATAGACCTTCACAGCATCACTCCCCACAAAGTTACGAGAACCAAGCCCAGCACCGCCCACAGGGCAGCGCCCCAGATGGCCGCGTTGATGATTCCCTCTGCGGCATCGTGCTGCCGCTGTTGCTGCTGGCAGTCGCGCCAGCCTTGGCCGTACCTTGTTGAATGCGAGTTGCTCATTTCTGTTTCTCCTGAACTTTCTGGACTGCTGCCCATGTCTTGCGGATGTCCGTTTTGGTGAGATTCACCGGGTGGCCTTTGCGGCGCTGGTCGCACCAGCCCAGCACGGGCGCACGGCCCGCCTGCTCAATCTGTTGGCGTGCAGTCATGCCGCCTCCTTGCGCAACACGACTTGCTGCGCAGACAGGTCAATGTCCGGCGTCGAGTCAATCGGGCAACAGATGTCGACAGTCATGCGGTGACCGTCGTTGCAGACAACGGAGACCTTCAGCACACGGAAAGGCGCACAGACGCCTCCGTGAATGTCCTGCGTGCTGATGCTGACCGGCTCGCTGGTGTGCAGAGTCAGAGTGCTCATTGCCAGCCCTCCGTTGCATCGGACATGTCTTCGCCGAGTGCGTGCAGGCGCTTCAGTTGCCAGGCTCGACGGGTTGCCCAGGCGTTGCTGAACTCGTGGTACCAGGCGGCCAGAGTGCCGGCCTGGACTGCGCGCACCAGTTG